AAACGCAACGGGAAATGGGCGGAATCTGTCACCCACCTGGTCACGGTGTAGGCGAGGCTCGCGGTCATCTCCCCATCCGCCAGCGGCGCGGCCAGCGTGCTGCCCTCGGTCGGCGCCCGCTGCTCACCGCTGGCGGTCGCGACGTCCCACGGCCGCGCCGGCGAGCACGTCGCGGTGATGCGGAACGTCTTGTAGCCGAGGGTGAGGGTGTAGCCCTCCAGCAGCACGTCGATGTCCGTCCCGGCGACGTCCTCGGGTGGGTTGATCGCGGTGATGCGTGAGCCGGGCCGGCAGCACAGCCAGGCATCCAGCAGGTCCGGCCGGGCGGCCAGGTCCAGCTCGAGCCTCGGCCAGCGCAGCTCGGTGGAGGACAGCATGTGCAGTCGCCAGCCGGCGATGTGTGGCAGGTCGCGGTCGTAGAAGAGCGTGAGCTCGATGCTGTCGTCGTAGAGCAGCGCCCGGCCGTCCGCGGCCTCCGGCGTCTGCGCGACCGCAGTCGACCCGCCAGCGCGCTTCACCTCGACGCGGTTGCGGTAGCTCTGGTCGGAGTCGTCGGGCACCGGCGACTCAGCCAGGTCGCCCTGAGCGTCCAGGATCAACGCCGGGGCTTGGTTGTAGAGGGTCGCCCGCGGCCGAAAGAGCAACCCGAACGGTGTCTCCGACAGGATGCCGCCGTCGGCGTCCTCCGCCTGGGCGAGCAGCTCCCGCGGCGTGCCGTCCGGCTGGCCCGCCAGGCGGATCACACCGGTCGCCGGCGCCGCCGGCACGGTGATCGGGATGCCGTCCTCGGCGGCGAGCCGGGCCAGCCGCAGATGCGCGGCCTCGTGCTCGCCGGCGTACCAGGGTGACGCGACCTCGACGCCGTACTCGTCGGTCTGCAGCGGCCACCACTCCGGGCTGGCGGTGCCGTCCCAAATCTGCAGGTGGCCGATGATGTTGGCCCACGGCGCGGTGGCGGTTCCCCCCGCGTTGATCTCGATCGCGTCGGGCCAGCCGAGCGTGCCCGGCCACGACGCGATCCGCTCCACGTCGCCGGGGGTGATGCTCCCGACGGCCCGGCCGGCGATCCACAGCTGCGCCCGGATCGACGACCCCGACTGCCACGCGAGCAGTCGCCACTCGAAGAACCCGGCGAAGACGCTGGTGTCTCTGATGCGGTCGACGCCGTCCACGCGCAGGACGGTGTCCTCCCCGTTGGCGGTGCTGGTCAGCACGATCTCCCAGATGCTGGCGCCCACCCGCCACCTCAACAGGGTGTAGTCGGCGGGAATGCCGGAGCCGCCCGTGCCGGCCTGCTGCGCCGCGAACTGGATCGTCCACGCCACCGGGTCGCTGCTGCCGGGGGGCACGGAACCGCCGACCAGGCTCGCGCCGGCGCTCAGGTCCGGCAGCGGCGCCGTGCCGTACCGGCTCGTGCCGCCCAGCGAGATCGACGGGTCGAGCGCGCCGAACTCCACCGGGCCGACGGCGCGCAGCGGGGTGCCGCCCGGCACCGCGGAGGCGGCCTGCGTGGCGTCCTTGCCGTCCTCCATTGGCCAGTACGCCAGCAGCGCGGCGGAGTGCTGAGGGGAGCCGATCGCGCGGCGCATCGGAGAGCGCGCCGGCGGCTTGCCCTGCCCGGGCTGCAGCCGGTACAGCTCGCCGTGCGCGGTCACCGTCACGGTCCGGTCCACACCGCTCATGTCCGAGCGTGGCGGCCACCGGTTGACGTACCCGCCGGCCAAATCCACGTACACGGTCAGGGCGTCGTAGCGCACCTCGACCGGCTTGACGCTGGTGTTGCCGGCCGCCACCCCGGTACGGATCCCGACCGCCCCGGGCTCGTCGATCCGGTCGTCGACGGCCTGGACCTGCCAGTCGAGCGGCTCAGGCCCGGACGCCGCCCACACCCGCGCGTACAGCCGATCCCCTGTCACGCCGGCGCGGATGCGCAGCGGCTGCCCCGTCCAGGTGACGGGCACCGCGGCCGCGTCGAGCAGCCCCGCCGACGAGTGGTGCAGCTCGACGGTCACCGCCCCCGACGGGTCGATCACCGCGCGGGTCTCATACCAGTTGGCGGTGTCCTGCATGCGCAGGAGCACCCCGCTCTCGACGGCGGCGCCGGTCACCGGGCTGGCCACCTCGACGTCGACGAGCGCCTCGACGTCGAGCAGCGTCGTGCCAGGCAGCCACGACGCCCGGTAGGCGTCGTCGGCGGGCACCGAGTGCACGCCCTGCCCGCCCTCGACGTAGGTGTCGGACGGCGAGACGGTGCCGCCGGCGCCGTACGCCTCCCACGCCTGGCCGGACTCCGCGGTCCCCCAGCCCGCGGCCGCGGCCCGGCTGTAGTGGTCCTCCACGCGGCGCAGCCGCACCCGCAGCGGCGCGTCCCGACCGAGCACCCCGTACCAGCGGCCGAGCGGGTTGTGCTCGCTGTAGTCACCGCTCCTGTTATCAAAGGTCAGGGTGACCCGGCCGGGGTCGACGCGCTGTCCCCAGTCCCCGCGGCCGGTCTCGATCGTGATCCCGGGGTCCAGCCGGACGTCGGCGGTCACGTCGGTCCACGGCCAGGCGCCCGGCCCGCCCCGGATCACCGCGCCCGGGGCGATCTCCACCGTCACCGGCAGCCCTGTGCGTGGCCACACCATGACGCCACCCCCCGACCGGTGGTCAGAAGCCGTACTGCTGGGACATGCGGCGGAAGTAGGCGACGGCCTCGCGGTCCCCGCCGACCACGATCACCCGTACCTCGCCGCCAGGCCCGGCACCGTGGCGGCCAGTGCGGCGCAGCGGGGTGACCTGCGCGCCGCGGGTCAGGCTGACCAGCTCCGGGCCGCGCTCGCCGACCACCGCCAGGCCGGACGTGACGGCGGTGCCGCCCTTGGCCAGGTACGGGATGTCGGGCGTGTGCAGCGTTGCCCCACCCCAGATCTGCCCGATGCCCGGCACCGTGACGGGCGGGAGGCTGAACGACAAACCGTTCCAGCGGCGGATGATCGAGTTGACGGAGCTGCGGAAAGCGTCCGTGACGCCGTCCCACATGCCCGACGCGGCCTTCCTGATGCGGCCGGGCATACCGGTGACGAAGTCGACCACCTGGTCGAACTTCTCGACGATCCGGTCCTTGGCGCCGCCGACGAACTGGCCGATCTTGTCGACCCCGGTCTTGATCCTCTCGACGAGCCAGTTCCACGCCTCGGGGATCGTGACCGTGAAGAACTCCTTCAGGGCCACCAACGTCTTGGACCAGAACTCGATACCGTTGCCCCAGAACCGGATGAGCCCCTCGAACGTGGACAGGATCAGGTCCAGGGCGATCACGGCGCCCGGGCCCGAGTCGGCCAGCGACGTGAAGAACGAGTCCAGCGCCTCGCCGATCTTCGGCGCGTGCTCGGCCAGCTTGTCGAACAGCGGCTTGGACGCGTTCAGCGCGTCCTCGATCCCCGGCAGCGCCGTCTCGGCCATGTCGGCGAGCGCCGGCGCGAGCCGGTCGATGATCGGGGCCATGTTCTTGCCGATGCGCGTGAACGTCGGCTCCATCCGCTGCATCGCGTCGCCGAACGTCTGCGCGGCCCGAGCCGCTGGCCCTTTGAACTCGTTGGTGAACCCGGCCAGCGACGACTGCGCCTGATCGCCGAGCCCTTTCCACGCCTCAGCGACGGCGGGATCTCTGACCGCCGCGGCGATCCCGGCGGCGATCACCCCTCCGCCGAGGCCAAGGAGGAGGCCGGCGGCGAGCGCAGCCACGAATGTGCCAGCGACCAGCGTGGCGGCGGCGATGACGGCGCCTTTGACCTTGGTGGGCAGTCCCGCGAACCCGTCGGCGACGATGCCGGACAGGCCGGTCAGCTTGTCACCGAACCGGGCCATGAACCCACCGGATGCGCGGTCACCTGCGCGGTCGGCGGCGTCGCCGATGTCGTCCAGCTCTTTGCGGATCTGCCGCAGATTGGTCAGCAGCGCCCGATCTCGCTTGATCTTGGCGAACAGCTCCTTGTTGCCGGTGCGGGCGAACTCCGCGCTCAGCTCGCGCAGCGACTTCTCGACCCGCTCGATCTCGGCGTCGAGCTTGGCGGTGTCGTCGCTCGCCTCGCTCAGCGCCTCCTCCGCCGCGGCGGCGGTGGAGCGGAATCCGCCAGCGATAGCGCCGAGCACCCGGGACGCCTTGTCCCGGGCGAGCACGGAGAACGTGAGGGAGGTGTCGGATGCCATGTCACCCTCCCCGCTTGTTGTAGTCGTCGAGCCAGTCGCACAGCGCCTCGAACTCGGTCACCGTCAGCCGCCCGATCTCCCACGGGCGGATGTGCAGGACGTGCGCGAACAGGCCGAGATAGGTGATACGGCGCTGCTCTAGCCCGCTTTTCCCTCTTCGCCGCCGATCGCGTCGGTGATCTCGATATCGAGGGCGGTGAGGATCTCCTCGCGCTCCTCATCCGACAGGTTCGCCTTCATGACCCGCTCGCGGATCGACATCAGCTCGGTGCGAGTCCACTCGACCCGCAGCTCGCCGATAGCGAAGTCAGGGGTGTCCTCGTAACGCAGCGTGTGGTGCTCACGGCGCAGCAGATACCACAACAGCACCCGGCGGGCCTTGCTGTCACCCCGCGTGACAGCCTGCCGCCACTGGTCATAGGTGCGGCCGTACCGCTTCTCAACCATCTCGGCCTCGGACTGGCGGACCCGATCCGGGTCGAAGTCCCACCGGCGGGACTCGCCGCCCTCCGGACTGTATGTGACGATCATCGTGCCCTCCGCCTGATCCGCTCACGCATCTCTTCGACTGCGACCATGACCGCCCTCCGGTACTCACGGGCGTGGCCGCGCAGGGTGTCGTCGAACCACCCCGGCTTGCCGATCTGCTGCACCCACTTCTCGTCGGGCAGGCTGCCGTCACGGCGCCGCCGCCGCGGCACGGGATGCCGCCAGCCCTTCGGGGAGTTGAGCCTGCGCGCCGCGTGGTCGAACCCACGCGGATTGTCCCGGTTACGCACCCGTACCCGTCCACCCGCGTTCCGGCCCGTCAGCCGGCCCTCAGCCGCCACCTGCCGTGCGACCGCCGTGCGCAGCGACTCGCCGCGCGAAAACCCGGCCGAGGCCATGCCCAGGATCTCGCCACGCGCGTCCGCGGCGGCTGGCTCCAGCGCCTGGCGGATCTCGCGAGACAGGTCCCGGCGCAGCTTGGCCCCGTCCTCCTCCCAGCGCAGCGCCTCGGCGACACCGAGCACCGTCTCCTGATCGAGGGACAGGTTGATCATCTACGCCGTCGCTCGGGTGACGGGGCCCGAGGTCGGCCAAGTGACGTCCACCTCAGCGACGTTGCCGACCGCGCCGGCAATCGGGCTCCACTGCGACACCAGCACCTCGCCGGTGTAGGCCGGGTTGGAGGCGGAGACCGCGGCGTTGGACAGCCGCACCTCGAACGGCACGACGTCGCCGAACAGCGGCCAGACCACCGCGTCGAGGCCGGTCAGGTCCTGCTTGAAGGTGACCGCCAGCTGGCCGGACGCCAGCCCGCCGAGCACCTCGGTCCAGCCCGAGGAGCCGAACGTCGTCACGTCCTGCTCCTCGACCTCCGCCGTCACCTCGATCGAGCTGGTGTGGCTGGACAGGTCAGTGCCGTCGAGGGCGAGATACGCCGCCTTGAGCACCATTTTGGCCATGTCGGACCCTCCTACAGCAAACCCGCCCAAGCCGGGCGGGGGACAGGGGATGTCGGTCAGGCGGGGCCGGTGCCCGCGGCGACCACGAACAGGAAGCTCGGACTCGTGCCGGTGACGGTCCAGGTCACCCGCCACCAGTCGTCGGTGACCGGGCCGGGGATCGCCAGCGCCTGACCCCCCCGGCTGGAGGCCGCGTCGAACGTCGCCCGGACGGTCGGGGTGTCCATGGCCGCGTTGTCGTCCGACTCGACCGCTACCGTGATCGACGCAGCGTCGCCGGCAACCGACAGGACGTGCAGGGTGACGTAGAGCGCGCGCGTCGCCGACAGCGCCCCCACCTGGCGGGCTGCCCCGGCGCCGTCGGCAGACCGGGGCGCCCCGGGCAGGTGCAGCACCTCGCCGCGGGCCAGCGGCCACGACCCGGACGCGCTGGCCGTCCACGGCGCGACGTCGCCGACCTGGCCGCCGAGGGCGTACGAGGCGCGCATCGCCCGCGTCACCCACGCCAGATCGCCGACAGTGGACGCGCCGCGCGGGCAGATCGTCCACGGCCCCACCCCACCGAGACCGGCCCACGACGCGTCGTCAACCATGCCGGCGTCGCCGGCCTCCCACTGCCCCTCAGCGGAGATGGACGTGGACGCCAGCCCGGCCAGCACCTCCCGCCACACCATGTCGGAGTCGGACGGGTTGAACGCGGTCGCCTCCTGCTCCGCGATCTCAGCGTTCACCTCGACCGAGTTGCTCACCCCGGTCAGGTCGGCGCCGCCGGCGAACAGCCGGACACCCTTGAGCACGAACTTGGCCACGTCAGCCCTCCCCGATCACCCTGACGATCAGCTCAGCGCCCAGGTATTGCGTGTCGCCGAACAGGTACCAGCGGTAGCCCTGGACCCGCTCCACGTACACGTCGTCGCACACACCGCCGAGGGTCGGATCCGCCTCAAGGGCGGCCTTGAGCGACGATGCGCCCGACCCGGCCAGGTAGCCGTCCAGGAGCCTCTGCGCGGCCCGGTCGTCGGCGCGGGACACGTACACCCGGCACGTGACCGTCACCGTGTCCATGCCGCGCGCCATCGCCCCGCCGAAGTCGATGTCCACGGGCCCAGCGACGAACGCCGGCTCGGAGATCGAGTCCGGCACGTAGCCGTAGCAGTGGAGCCCGCCGATGGCGCTCGCGCTGCTGGCGAGCCCCTGCCGGACAGCGGAGATGTCCATCAGGCGAACCCCGGCAGCACGTACGGGCCGACGAGCGACTCCACATCGGGATCCCAGCGGGACAGGCGGATCACGCCCCACTCGCTGGACCCGGCGATGCCCTCGGGTGAGTCCTTACGCAGGTACAGCCGGTTGGCCAGCAGCAGCGCCGCCTGCCGGATCTCGTCCGGCACCGCCGGCCACCCCCACCGGGCGGTGACCCGCACCCGCTGGCAGCCCCATGTGCCGTACGGGCGCAGCAGGCCCGTGACCGGCTCACCCCGGGCCGCGGCGTTGTCCGGCAGCAGCTCGTAGTCGGTCACCGCCGTCCAGGTGGTGCCGTCGCCGACCTCCACGACCAGGCCCGTCGCGTTGCCGATGTCGTCGACCATCAGCCGTTCGCCGTCCGGGTCCGACACCACCCGGCCCCACGGCCGGAACACCCGCGCTGACGCGTCCGCGTCGAGACCGAACACGCGACCACACCTGCGGTCGATCGCGCGGGAGGCTGCGGTGAGCGCCTGCTGCAGCGCGGCGTCATCGGCGGTGTCGGTGATGCGCCGGGCCGCTTTCAGCTCAGCCAGGGTGGCGTAGTCCACCGGTCAGCCCTATGCGCCGTAGCCGCGCAGCCGCAGCTGCTCGTCGACCAGGGCGACCCGGTCGTCCATGCCGCGCTGCTCGTATCCGCGCCGCTCGGCCAGCAGCGCCTCCGCCATGCCCCGGTCGGCCGGCTTTACGCCTTCCATCGCGTCGCGGCGCCGCTGCGCCGCCTGCTCGACGGTCGGCTCGGTCCTCTTGCGCGGTGGCATGTGCCCTCCTCGTGCGGGTTGGCACCCGGGACCGGACGGTCAGCCCGGCCCCGGGTGCGCGGATCAGGCGCCGGTGAAGGTCGGCGCGACGAGGCCGGTGCCGGAGATCTTCCGGGCGTGCGGCTGGCGGGCGTGGGTGTAGGCGAAGTAGCCGTACACCACGAGCAGGACACCGAGGCTGGCGGCCTTGGTCTGCTCGGCGCGGATGTACATCGGCGCGGACGGGTCCTCCCACAGGTGGCACTCCATCCGGTCCACGAGGTAGATTTCGTCCTCGTTGGTGCCGGCGCCGAGGTTCGTGGCGATGTTGTTGTCCACGATCACCGGGGTGCCGTTGGGCAGGATGCCCCGCACGCCGCGGCCGTAGGCCTCGGCGTAGTTCGCGCCGAGGGTCTGCGGGATCACGCCGGGCTGGGTGATGAGCGGGTACGAGCTGCCCATCGCGTTCTGCATCCAGTACCAGCGCCGGGAGTGCATGACCGCGAGGTTCTCGCCCGACGCCTGGTCCAGCAGCGCCGCCTCCACGCCCGCGAGGCCCTCGATGACCTTCGGGTACAGCTCGGAGGTCTTCGGGCTGGCCGAGGTGTAGGTGACCGCCGTGGCCACCGCCGACAGGCCGTTGGTCGCCTGGTTGATCAGCGTCGAGTCCAGCGTGGTCGCGTACCGGCGGAACAGGTCGTCGAGGACGATCGGCTCCACTCCGGCGCCACGCTCGATCGACTGCCGGGACAGGGTCTGCTGGCCGGCGTTGGTCTGCACCGGGATCGTGAGCAGCGTGTCGTCCATGTCCTGCTCGGCGACGTTGCTGTTCTCCGACGCCTGCAGCCCGACGCTGGACGCGGTGGTGATCCGCGAGATGTTGACCGTCATGCCCTGCGCCGGCAGCTCGTGGCGGCGGATCGCGTCGGCGAACGGCCGCCGCGCCGCCGCCGCCGGGGCGTACAGGTCGGTCAGGTACTGCGGCACCACCAGGCCGGAGAAAGCGCCGGTGCCGGCGGCACGGAGCTGGTCGCCGCGCTCGATGCGCTCCTCCTGCATGTGCCGGGACAGCCGGTCGCGGGCCTCGTAGTCACCGAGGAACGCGGCCGCCACGTCCCGCTCGAACGCGGCACCCCGCGGGTCCTGGTCGGGCCGGTAGGTGCGCTCCTCCACGCCGACCCGGGCGACCCGGTCGTACGCCGGCGCGCGGGTGCCGGTCGGGGTGACCCGGGCGGCCAGGGCGGCGATCTCCTCCTCACGGGCCTGCTCGGCGAGCAACGTGTCGAGGGCCTGCTGGCGGCGGGTGACTTCGGCGTCGGCAGCGTCGCGGGCCTGCGTCCGCTCGGCCACCAACTCCTCGGTCAGGTTCGGGTCCGACCGCAGCGCCGTCAGCGCGTCCTGCGCGGCGGCACGGGCGGTGATCGCCTGACGCAGCTCGTCCTGCGCCCTCGCGATCAGCTCAGCGAGCGTCATCGCTCTTCTCCTGTTCGTGTGATCTCAGTAAGGGCGCCCGGCATCCAGGTCAGACGGCCACCCGAGGCACTGCGCCGGGATGGACTCGTGCGAAGCAGAGCAGGGCAGAACACCCGCCGGTGGCGGGTAGTCGATGGGTCAGCCGCGGGCGATGGCCAGCTCGAGCAGCGCCCGCGCCCGCGACGACGCGGACTTGGCCTGCCGCAGCGCGGCGTCGGTGGCCGGGTTGGCGCCGTAGCCGACGATCGCGACGTCGCCGCGGTGCAGGTCGACGCGGTCGATGCGGTACTCGGTGTAGTCCGGCGACCAGGTACCGGCCAGGATGCGGAAGGCGAAGCTCATCTCGTCGACGAGCCCGGCCCGCAGCTTCGGGGCGATGTACGCCACGTCGGCGTCGGCCGGGTCGAGACGCGCAGACACCGCCAGGCCCTGGTCGTCGACGGACAAATCCAGGGTGCCGTTCGTGGTGCGGGCGATGCGGCGCAGCTGGTCGTGGCCGAGCACCAGCGGCACGTCCAGGTCACTACGCGCCAGCGTCTCATCGAACGCGCCGGCGGAGATGACTTCCATGTACGGGCCGTACCAGTCCCACATCTCGTACGCCCGCTCGGTCACCGAGGCGTGCCCGGCGAACTCCAGGATCGCCCCGTCGGCGGCCTCGCGCAGCTGCACGCCGGCAAGCGTCGCCCGCACCGCCGCCCGCGACCCGGGGTGCTCGGCGGAACGCCGCTGCGACGGCCGGTCGGCCCGCTGGCGGATCTGCTGGGCGCGGGCCGCCGCGGCGGCCGCGATGGTCGTCGCGGTCATGATTTCGCCTCCGTCGGCTGTGTGCGTGGTGCGCCGTACACCCGGGCGAACTCGGCCAGGTCGGCGTCGGTCAGCGGGGGCAGATCATCCAGGGCGCGCGCCTCAGACGGGGTCAGCACCCGCGAATCCAGCCGGATCTTGATCGTGCGGGCGCGCGCCTCCGGGTCCATCGCCAGCAGCGCGTCCCGGTTCAGCTTCACGTACCGCGGTTTCGGTACCAGCCTGCTCAGCGCCGACTCGCGGCGGCTCACCGCCGGACCCAGGTTCGTAATGAGGAACTGAAGGTTCCGCTGGGTGATGTTCGCGTACGTGATCGAGCCGGTGGACACCGCCGCGTCGATCAGGTCGGCGGGGCAGCCGAAGTAGCGGGAGATGTCCGTCAACCCGAACTGCTTGGCCTCGATCCAGTTGGTCTGGTTCGCCAGCGCCTGGATCGGCTTGTACTCCCAATCCTTGCCGTGCACGAACAGGTCGCCGTTGGCCACCGTCGCCCGGTACCGCTCCTTGATCGCGTCCGCCTCGGCCCGGCTGATGACCTTCTCGCTGTTCTTGAGCGCCGCAGCCGGGATCGCCGAGCCGGTGAACCAGTCCAGGGCGAACTCCTGGATGCTCAGGTACTCGCCGATCGGGTAGGTGGCGTACTGGACCGGGGATAGGCCGATCGGTAGGCCGGCCATCGTGAACTGCTTCTCGTGCCACACCTGCTCGGGCTCATACAGCTTCCCGCCGATCCGGTACCGCCACACCTCACCATCGCGGATGATCGCCGACCACTCCGACAGTGGCTGCAGGTCGATCCGCGCCGGCAGACCCAGCCCGTTCACCTCGGTGATCAGCCCGACCACGTTGCCCGCACGGTCCAGGTCGAACTGGCTCGAGTACAGCCACTCCTGGATGCCGACCCGCTCACCGCCCGGGTTGACCAGCACCGGCGGTTTCGGCGACTCGACCCGCACGCCGTTGACGTACCGGTACACGTCCACCGGCATCGTCGACACCAGGTCGGCGCGCAGCCGCAGGCACGCCCACACCGCCGAGTGCCGCAGCGCGGTGTCGGCGGTGACCGCCGGGTGCGATCCCGCGCGGGAACCGATCCGCGACGGGATCAGATCCTGCGGCGGAGTGATCTGCGCGGCGCGGCGAAACAGGCTCATGCCAGCTCACCACGCCGCAGACGGGCCACCAGCCGTATCCACCACGCCGGCACCCGGCGGGGTGTCGGCGACGACACCCGGGAGGCGAGCGCCGACCCGGCCAACAGCACCGCCCCGGCCACCATCAGCGCCGCCCGCCCCATCCGCGGCTCGGCCAGGTAGTAAGCGCCGGCCGCGACCAGCAGCAGGCCCGCAAGGTCCAGGAGGGTTGTCGCTATCCGCTCCACGCCGCCCTCCTCACCACACGGACGCCAGCACGTCGTAGTCGTCGGTCACCAGGTCGACCCGGGTCAGGAACGCCCAATGCGCCAACGTCGCCGCCTGTAGCGGCCCGATCTCCACCGGGCTCTTGTGGTCCCACGTCGTCCCGCCAGCCAGGGGTCGGGTGCCCGCACCGGCGAGCGCCACGTTCAGCGGTGCCTCGTCCAGGTGTCTAAGCTGCGGCGGGTCGGCTCGGCAGGCGTCGATGAACAGCCCGAACGCCGCCGCTGCCTCCGCGGCCGACGGCACCGCCAGATCCCCACGCTGCGGCCGCTCCGGATCCTCCGGCGCGGTGATCCCCGCCCGCTCCAACTCCAGCAGCAGCGACTCCGAGCGGGTGTCCACGGCGATCGCCACAGGACTCCACCGCTCGCGCAGGTCCCGGACCCGCTCGGCCACCCAGCCGGTGCCGGGACGCCAGTCGACGATGCCGACCTGCATCGCCCCGTCGTCACGGCGACCCGCGTAGCAGATCGCCGCATGCGTGCGACGCAGGTTCACGTGGATTGCGAACGCCACATCCGCCGGGCGCTGCGCGGTCGCATCGGCCAGATCCCGCCACTGCTCGGCGGAGATGACCCCCGAGCCCTCAGCCGCCCGAGGCAGCCACGCGCCGAGCCGCTCGATGGCGAACTTGTCGCCGAGCCCGGACGGCTTGCACTCATCCTCGACCGTCTCCTCGAGGATCCTTATGCCGAGCGCCGGGTTGCACGCGTACCACAGATCGCGGTCCTTGGCCCTCTCCCGATCCCCCGGGTCGGTCGGGTCGAGATCCGCGCCCCAGTCGAAGTGCGCCAACCGCGGCGCGCCGGACTGGCCGTCCTCCCGCAGCCCGTACGCCCACGCCGCCGGATCGTTCGGGGGAGTGCCGAAGAACCACACCTGGTAGTTCGGCATCGCCGAGACGGTCGGCAGGATCGCCGCCATCTGCTCGGCGTTCAACTCCTGCGCCTCGTCGAGCACGAGCTTCGCGGCGGAGAAGCCCCGCAACGCGCTCGGTGAGCGGGTCGTGTACTGCAGCATCCGCCCGTCGCGCAGCTCGATCTGCTGCTCGCCGTTGGCCTGCCGGTACTGCGCCACCATCCGATGCAGGTGCTTCGCACCCCGGATGATCCGCTCCAGGCGCTCGTACGCCTTCTGCGCCGTGCGGTGCTGGTGCGCGGAGTGGATGACCAGCGACTCGCCGAACAGGAACAGCCAGGCCAGCTCGAGCGCCTCGATGATGCCGCCCTTGCCGTTCTGGCGCGGCACCCAGACCGAGACCTTGTTGGCCGTCCAGCGGCCGTCCTCGAACATGCCCAGCCCGTGCGTGAGCACGTACCGCTGCCACTCGTCCAGGTGCAGACCCGCGCTCGCGGCCAGGTCGATGACCTCCGGCGCTGCGGTGAGCGGGTACGGCGGGAAGTTAGCGACCCGCGGCGTTTGCGAGCCTCTTCGCGCGCTGAGCAGCGAGCTGGTCAAGGATGCTGCCTCCCTGGTCCTGCTCGTCGCTGCCGTCCGCGCCCTGCCGCAGCTCGGCGGCGAGCTGCTTGAGCGCCAGCTGCTGCTGGCGGGCCTCCGACAGCACCTTGTCGACGACCACCGTGATCTCCGTGCCGTCGTCGGCGACCTCGAGCGTCAGCCACGCCCGGTCGCGGCCGTTCAGGATCGCGTCGAGCCGGTCCAGGCGGTCGACGAGACGGCACGCCTCCTCCAGCAGCACCCGGCGCGCCCCCGACAGGCTGTCACCGCTCATCTCGTCCCACAGCCGCCGGCCGCGCGCCCGCAACCTCGGCCGCTGCGCGTCACCGTCACGCGTCACACCACTGCGTGACGCCGTGACAGCGGTTCCGTCGCACCGCTTCGGGTCGCAAAGCGAGTGGTCACCGCGCTTGTGAGCCCGGTACCGGCGCTGCCGCTCGGCCGGCGAATCAGCCATGCGCGCGCCTCCAAGATCATGCGGGGAGAGATGCGGGGGATTTGGGCGCGCGACCGAGCCGTGGTCC